CTCGGATATAATACCAACTATAGGTAAACCTCTCTCATGGTCTTGGAAGAATGAGGTTGTAACACCAAGATATCCACCACCACCTATCGTTTCTATTGCGTCTGATGTTGCTGAAACGAACGTGTGAGCACCTGTATAGGTTGGTGCTGTTCCTCTTAGTACATTTACCTTAAATGTGTTTGTTGTTACGTTAGAGATGTATAGATACTCATCGTGGGCGGGGTCTGTAGAACGAGGGTATGTTTTAGGTGATGAAGGATCTTGAGCACAAGTGAATGTTAATGAATCAGTCTTAAGTCTAATTGCATCTCCATCATAAAGACCGTGATTACTAATGGTTAGTGTCATATCACCTGTTGTTGCATCATATAACGCTCCAGTTACAGGTCCAACACTATCAGTTGGGCATCTAAATTCTAAATGCTTTAAATGAACTGCCATTGGATACTGTAATGCATATCCATGAACATAATCTGTAGTAACTGTTATAATTCCAGTAGTATTATCATATGCAGCAGTTTGAATACCAATTTCATACTTAGAAGAAGCACCGATTCCTGTAATTTTGCTAATAGAACCAGCAGCAAATAGATTACTATTATCAGTCAATCCTGCTTTAACTTTAGCACCTACAAGTGGAGCATATCCAATACCTGGAGTAGATCCCATTGAAACTATGAGACCACCTCTTGGTAATTGATTCTGATTAATATCAAAATCAGATTGCATTGGAGTTCCATTCTCTGAAGATATACCTGTAAATACAACACTAGAAATACCAGCAGTAGCATCTGCATTCATTTCATAATTATTTCCAGCATTATTCAATGTAAGTGGAGTTTGGAATACGCCGTTAATAAAGAGAATACCATTTCCAACAGTAACTCCTGTTACTGTATTAGCACCACCAACGGTTAATGTATATGTTTTGCCAATACCAGTAAATGAATCAGAAACATCATCAAATACCATATTAGTATCATAATTGCTTCTTAGGAATGTTCTACCGCTAAATTCTGCTCTTACGTATGGTAAATTAGTATCATTTCTTCTTGCTCTAGTATTTCCTTTTGGTGGATCTAGGAACCATACTGTACTATCAACTATATTGAAAGATCCTCTATGCACTCTAGTAGCGGTTCCATCAGCATGTGAAGTTGCTGCTATACCCAAAGATCCTCTATTAACTCTAACAACTGGTAGAGTAGAAATACCAAGGGCAACATCAGTAGAATCATTAATAGTTCCTTCAGGTAAACTTGAGAATCCAACCTGTTCAACCTTCATATATTCAGGTCCAATCTTCAACACATCTCTTGGTTGAACAGAACTAATACCACTAAGAACAAACTGCGAATTACCAACACCAATAGCACCGTTAAGTGTATGTTCAATTGAAGTATATGTAATTGGTTGTTGAACGATACCATCTAAGCCAATAACAGTCTTAGATAGTTTCTTGGTCATATTAAGTTTATGTGCATTACCTTCACCAACACCAGTAAATGTTATTGCAATACCAGATGAAATGTATTCTTTTCTACTGAATAACTTAAATTTATTTTCATTAACAACTTTAACAAATACTGTTTCAGGTAAAATGTCAGTTGTAATTCCAGCAAAATTAGTTGTAGATCCTATTGATACTGCAGTTGATCCAACACCAACAAATGTTGATCCAGGAGTGTAAACTAATTCTTCACTATTATTATAGAAATGGTTTGGTATGGTAAATTCACCAGTTACTTTATCTAACTGAGTTGTATCTGTAGGATTAAATGTCTTAGTATAAATTGGAATATCTTTATGCTCAAGTTCAAAATTAACTTTATTTGCTCTACTTCCATTTACACCATCATATGCAGATAATAATATACTCTTCTCTGCAGGTCCAACAACTAAAGAATCTGGAGTATTGGCAAAATCGTTTATTATATTGAATACTTCATTGTACGCTTGAACTTCAATTAATCCTGTTTGTGATGCATCTGGGTAGAAATTAATATTAACATTATTACCCGATGTAGTTGCACCAATTGTACCTAATCCACTATTAGATTGTCCTGTAAATGGATATTGTATAGTAGTTGCAACTCCATCATCTTGCATAATAACTGCCTGATGTATAGCAGATTGATTACCACTAGAAACTCTTACAAGAGATTTAACTGAACTGTCAATTCTCTTATCTATTGTAGAAATCAATATTGGTGTTGAAGTTCCTGTATGATAAGTTGATTCTAATCTAGCACTTCTTTCAGCACCTGCAGGTTGTCCAGGAACCGCATATCTGAATGTACCAACCCCAACAGGTCCATTATTATCAATTGTTGCACCTAAACCAACAATATTTGTACTTGCATTAATTACTCTCTTCGTATCATTTTCACATTCAAAGTAAATTGTACCATAATCATATCTTGCAGTAAGAACTCCAACTCTAGATGCACTGTAAGAAACATTCAATGCATCAACATAAGTTTCTGCATAGAAAATATTAGTTCCATCAAAGTCTACTATAACCTCACCATAGTTAAGTTCTTTGGTAATATCATCTTGAAGTAGAATATCAGCAAAGAATCCATTAAAATCTGAATCGGGGAATTGTGCTATGATTGTTGTAGTAACTCCAATAATGTTATCATTAACATCAGTTTGTCCAATAGCAACTTTTACATTAGATCCAGTTAGATCAATTTGCCCTATTGAAGTTAATTCTGATTTAATTGCATTAGTAATAAACTCTGTTTTAAGAATTTTAATATCATGATCCCTATCATATTTTTCGGTTGGTAGGAAATTAAATGCTTTTCTTTGGAATGCATCTGATGTTGCTTCAAAATCACCCAACTTCATATTTGAAAAGTCTGATGATTTTTCAATTAAGAATGCGTTATTAGTTGTTGTTAATACTGCTAGCTCAGATAACTGTACATCAAATGTATCTGCGTTTATTATTTGTACCAAATACTTTGTAAAGTTACCTTCTATCTCTTCAACTTCAGTAAATACATCTTGGAATCCTTTACTTGAGAATCTTCCACTAATATCATCATGAATTAGAACTCTGTTTGATTTGCATTTTGTAAAGTCTGTTAACTTGGTATTTTGGAATGTTGCAAATTTTGATTTTGTTGGATTTATTTCAGGTCTAGCATCATAGTCTCTTCCAAAATCAAAGTTGTTAATTGTATCAACTCTCTTATCATTCATAAGATCAACAACTATGATAGGAGTTGCCTGAATTGTAGTTCCAATACCAACATTAACTGCAGATGTTATACCAACATCGGAGAAATTTTTAAGACCTGATGGGTGAACCAACCTATTTACAGGATTGACTAGTGTGTCCCAAGGAACTGGACTCTTAATAGAATAAGATAGATTTTGATAATAATCATTATCTGGTATAACTTGGAAATCTTCATTTAATTTTCCAGTATTATCCAACCAACCATAATCTTGTCTATTAGAATAATCTATTAAGAACTTAGCTCTATTTCCAACAATATTTGTTACAGTGGCACTAATATTGCTATTAGCACCTTGAATTCTATCACCAACTCTTAGTTGATAAGAACCATCAACTTTAATAAAATCTTCTCTAGATTCTACTACTTTTAATCCCCTTTCAACAAATGTATCTGTACCTTTAACAAGAATACTTTCATTGAGTAATAATAAACCTCTCTCTTGAACAACTTCAAATACTGGATAGTTCTTTCTATTAATGATATTTGCATAACCAGATTGGAAAGTTTTAGCAATACCTGGATTGGTTGTTAATCCAGATATACTATATCTCAGAATCGCTGGATTTGAATTTACATAATCATCAACTTTAAAGAATCTAAATTGATAATCTGCGGAGTTATATCCATCTCCACCAGTAGTAATACCAGCAGAATTTATATTGGTTTGTGTTCCAATACCTGCTTCACCAAATAGTTCAACACCTTCTACAAAAATCTCATCTCCAGTTGAGAATGGTGGATTCACAAATCCATTTATTGGAGTTTCTAAGACACAAGTAACTATTCCACTGCCACCACCAGTCATTGAACTAATTCCAACACCATTAGAATTATTAAGAGTAACAATTCTATGAGTTACAGATTTTAATCCTTGAATAGGTGCAACAATATTAATTTCAGAAATAGATTGATGTGGAGTGCTCGCTGTTAAGGAAGTTTCATCTACAACTTTATCACTCTCTGGATCATAAACAATAACATCAGGTGCAGATAAGAACTGATTACCACCATCTACTACAGTGATACTCTTAATGCTATCTACATTATCAATTCTAATTACAGGAGAAACAAATGCTTCTGGACTCAAAGTTTTATCTGATGGATATTCATAACCAATATCAACAATTCTTACATCATTAATTCTTGCAATTGATGTAGAAAGTGCTACAACATTTGCATTTTCTCCATTTTCACTAACAACTTCTTCAAATTTTGGTATCTTCTTATAATTAACACCTTTAGAAATTACTTTTATTTCCTTGATAGAACCATTTACATTTTTAGATTCTGTAGAATATTCTATTTTTTCACATTCGTCTGCCTGATATGAAAGAAGTTCAGGTATCTTTGTTGGTGAAACTTTGAATGTATCTGAAGTTATTCCAAATATCTTATAGTCACCACTATAAGCACTATCTACAAATTTAATTTCAGAATAATTTTGAACTAATGGATCTGCAGTACTAATATATCCTCCCTTTTCTATAGCATAGTACAGTTGAGTTGGAGTTGAATCTGAGAATGAAAGTGATACAGTAGATGTTGTTCCTACACCAACAGTACCTACACCTGATCTATTGAATATAGTACTATCTTGAGAACTGACAAATTCGTTTTTAAATTCCTTATCATAGAAGAATTTAAGATCATAATCCGTTAAACTAGGATCTGAAACATTAAATGATAATTTAGCGTTCTTAGTTACTCTCAATTGAGGATTAACTAATGCAATAGTATGATCTTCCCCACCAACAGAACTAATTCCAACCAGTAATGGTGGTTGTTTTTGAACATCTGCTAGAGTTTCTCCCAAACTAAAGGTATTTGAGGTTTGCTCATAAACATAATAACAAGGGTCATTTAATCCATCTGCAGGTTCAGTAGCCTCATATAGAACTCTATCACCAGTTTTATATCCATGATTGTTTAGTGTAATAGTGGATGTGACAGTGTTAATGCCAGTTGAATTAAATCCAACTCTATTAACCAATAATTTTTGGAATTCATTATTGAAAATAAGACTTAATGGTGCTGTACTACCAACACCAACAACATTATTTGGAACAACATTCAAACTAATTACATCTTGATTACTCAATCCATGTGTACTAGTTCTTGCTAATCCAATATTTGTGAGAACTGTTGCTGTAATTTTATCAACATCACCAATAACTTGATTGTTATTAGATTCTAAAGCATATTCAAAATCATCAGATCCATTACCGTGGAAGAATAATCCTTCACTAGTGCTACCTATTGAAGTTCTTTCAGTTACAAGACCAATGTAATTTTGTCCTTTGTTAATAGCAAATACAGTGAAAGTATCTGTTGTTACATCTGGAATATTGAATAGATTGTTTGGAGCACTCTCTTCACCAACAATTAGAGATGTAGCAGTTCCTTTTTTAGTAAAAGTTAACTTCTGACCATTAACAAATGGGTGATTTGGAAGATATATTGCTCTTGTTGGTATAGAAACCTCTTTTGCAGTTTCTCCAATATTGTAATTGACAGTAATACCAGTACCAGATACTGTTCCAAGTCCTACTGCTTCATTTGCATTAAAATAAACTTTATGATTATTTGAAGATTCAAACTTCTCAACCTGAACAGGTATTGAAATTTCTCTATTTAAAATATCTAACTTAGAACCATAAGTATGAGCAGCTCCCACACCATAGCGTTTTACACGTAAAATAGAACCTACATCAAAAATATTGAGAACAGTAACAGTTTCATCATCATTAATTTTTATTGAAGAACCAATTGAAACTGAATTTGGAATTATATTTACGTAAATATCATCAACTCTACCAGTAACAAGTGGTTGATATGTCATAGATTGTGCAAGACCAATCTTATCAGTTGAAACACCAACAGTAAACGAGTTTGTTAAATGAACTATTGAACTACTTAAACCTGATATAGAAACAGAATCCTGATCATTTAACTCAAAAAATGGAGAATATGTAGCAGTTACTTCAGTTCCAGATTTCCAAGTAAATACAGCATTTTCATATCTGATTAAATCTGTAGTAACACTAGAAACTGCAATACCAACTAGAGATTTGATTTGACCTCTAAGACCTGATCCATTGGTTCCAGTATCGTTGAAATTTGTAAAATCTCCAACTTTATAACCAGATCCACCATCTAAAACTTGTAAACTATCAATTTCACCAGTAGTTACTGATTCTATTGTTGTTAATTGCCTTAAAAATTCATTAGACTCTACAATAAAATCATTATCTGCTAGTGGATCTCCAACTTTGTATGGGAAGGTATTTCTTGCTAAGTTGGATGAATTGAAGTCGAATTCTTGTGTTAATGTTGTGTTAGATGAAATATAAGGTGATCTATAAGTTTTACCAATAAAGTAAGGGAAACTTGGTATTAAGTCAGTTGTTTGTTGACTAGGTGCTACACTAGCAAAGTACGCATATACACCATTTGGAAACTCATCAGTTTTACAGAATCTTCCATTATGCTCATCAAGTGTATTTGATCCGTTGTAATGCCAATCATCAGTAAAGTATCCCGCCCCAAATTCGCTTGTAGATGGACGATCTACAACTTTAGAAGCATCTAAAACATAACCAGAAGTTACAATGCCTACATTAGGACCTAATTGGTCAACTTTAGTGTATCCATATGGACCATAAATTGGATTTCCATCATACGCCCAACCAATAATTGGGGAGTGTTTTGTTCCATCATCACCAAAAGCGTCTCTAATATCTTTTTCATATCCATGAACACTAAGATGTAAACTATCATCACCTTCAGAATCTAAACTGTAGTTACCTTGCCTCCTACTATTATCAACTGTTAATTTTCTAACTCTTGCTTCAAATTTGGCATTCTTACCACTAGATTTAACAGCAAATGTAACTTGAGAAGCAGTGTATCCAATACCTGAATTAATTACTTCTACACCAATTAATTTACCTTCATTAACATCAATATTTGGTTTAAGAATCGCACCATTTCCAAAAACTCCAGTAGTTGTTAATCCAATTGCGTCTACAGTAATTTCTGGGAGAGAGTAGTATTGTGATCCTTTGTTTAAAACTTGAACATCAACAACTTTACCACCTACAACAGAACCACTTACTATAGCACCTTTTCCATTTTCAACAGATATTTTTGGATTTTTTTGTAAATTTAATACACTTGAACCATATTTGCTACCTTTTTCGTAGAGATAAGTATCAATTATCTCTCCAGTAACGTATGGTGTAAAGTTAAAGGTTCCAGTAATTGTAGATGCGAAAGAAACTTGTGCAGTTACTTTGATGTCTGGGTACTTGAATATTTGGAATCCTACCCCCTGAGATTCTAAACCAACATAATCACGTCTTACAAAATTATTTCTACTTAAAGTTCCATTGTGTGATTGACCAGCATCTGCTAATCTAAACGAATCATCATCAACTTTTAATATATGATATGAATTAGATGTGTTTAATCCACCAATGACAGTGCCTGAAGTTGAATACTCAACTAAATCCCCATCTGCAAAACCATGTCCCTTAAAGTTTATCTTTGCATATCCTATAGAAACATCGGTTGGTTTAACATGTAATTTTCTATATTGATAACCTGAACCAGATTTTACTACCTTAACTGATTGTAGTGTTTTCTTTGATCCTGTTCTAAATTTATGAACACCTGCAGCATTTGTTGCTGTTGAAATACCAATAGTATTAATACCAGCAATTGCATCGTCATAAGTTTTGAATAACTGAATGGTTCTAGAGTTAACTACTCTGATATTGTATCCAGCACCAGTTGCTAATCTTCCACTAGCTGTATTTGATGGATCATTAAATCCACCTATACCTATAGCAGGATTACCATTACTGTTATAGTAAATAAGATCCCCATTATCTAAGAAATGCTTTTTCTTAAAGGTAATTGTTTCATCTACAATTGATAATCCACCATTAAAGAAAATATCTCTACTATCAAACTCCAATTCTCTATATCTTATACCAATAACTGGTTCTAAAATACAACCAGAACCATTTCCACCAGTTAATGAAATTGCTTTAACTTCATCAATATCAAAATCATGAGGATCTACAAATACATTTTTAACAGTTCCGCTAATAACAGGTTCAATTAATGCAGTTACACCAGCACCAATACTATTTTCAATAACTAATCTTGGAGGATTAACTACATCATAACCTTCTCCACCATTATATACATCTACAGAATTAACAGGACCATAATAAATGTAATCATCAGATATTGGTGTTCTTATTTGAACGCCATCAATTAACATACCAATATTATTCACTGGAGTTTCATTTTTACCAGAAACGTATAAATCCTGATTTAATGGGAATTTTTTAAGAATTCTATTGGCAGATAACTTTTTATTATACTCATCTTCTTTTGTAAATGTATGGGTAGCAGTTGATGAAAGTCCTTCAACCCCAAATCTGATAGCATTTACTATGTTACCTATCATTCCCCTAGAACGATAAAGTCTAATTTTACCAGGTTGTGGGTTAACTACCTCAACATAATAGACTGTACCATTAACTAAACCTGTTAATGGGTTAGATGATTCATAAATTACAGCATCTCCAGTAATTAACTCAAGTATTTCACTACTTCCAGTAACAAGTTCATTAAAATCTTTGGTTATATTACTATAACCTAGATATTCATTTGTATCAGCAGTTGGACTAATTGCAGTTCCTGCTATTCCAATTAAAGTTCTCTTAATTGATGAAGGTATTGTATAACTAGGTAAAGAGTTAGATGCAACATATGCCTCTTTATCATCATCAGTATAAACGTTTAGTATATCAGATATAATATTTGCATTACCTTCTTCTATTTCTATACCTTGACTAATTGCTTTATTTAATTTTCTTCTTAAATCGTAATAAGAACCTACAACGGGAGTAAATCCACTTAGACCAGAAACTTGTATTACATTACTTGTTGGGTCAATATTTGTAATTACAACTAGCGAAACTTCAACATTTTCAGAATTTCTACTTAAAATTTCAGCTTTATCGCCAAGTTTTAAACTAGATTTATCAATCGAACTTGATAGTGAAATTGTAGAACCAGAAATATTGGATATCTGAAATCTACTGCTGGTATTGTATATCCAAGAATTTGCAAATACTTGTTTATATGTACTATCTACAGTTGTATTTGGTATGGATTCACCAACATTTTTAACAAAAATTCTTTCGCCTTCAGAAACTAGAGAAATATCTGATACTGTTTTAAATTCAGATAAAACACCTGTTACTCGTAAATCTACCCTTTTTTCTAAATCACCATTCTCATAACCGAATATTACCTCATCAGCTCTAACATCAGATCCAATACCAATATTTTCTGTTATATTAGTACAACCAAAGAACTGGTTAACTGATTTTGATGTATATGTAACTGAATTAATACCACATAATACATATCCAGTTTGAGCAAATCCAACAGTGGAATCTACAGAAATTATGGAAGATCCAACTGAAACTGGTTCTAATACCTTCGATCTACCAGGAACGGTAAATATACCCTCAATTAGATCTCTATCAGAATATCCAACAAATAAGGAAATCTTATAGTAAACCTTTTCATTTCTAGTTAGTATCTCAACTTCAGAAACTGAGGCATTTGTCCTAGCATCATTTGATTTGTAAATGGTCTGACCAACAAGTTTTTGAGGATCGCCAATAATTCTATCAGCAATTATAACTTCTCTTCTTATAAATTCTGCACTAGAAGGTTTAAGTAAACGTTCTTCTAGATCTAATATTATAGATTCTTCTCCATATAGAACTTTTAATAAAATTCTTATAGACTCTTCAATACCTTTTGATTGGTAAAAACTTCTTGCATGTTTTATAAAGTTACCAACATCAATATCTTTTGCAAAATCGTTATCTTCTAAACCAGGTAAGAATGTTTTCTTTAACTTTCTGTAAAATTCTTGTATGAATAATACACTTAAGTTGGTGACAGTTGCACCATTAACATGAGATTCTGCCTTTGTATTTTCAAATATTAAACCTTCTCTATTGACATTATCTAAAGATGTTGATATTCCAACTTCAAATCCACTTACTCCACTAAAACCACGAAGACAACCTGTAAAAGTAGTTTCTGTTTTGGATGTGTATGTTATAATTTCACTACCAATCTTTAAAAGACCATAGGTATCTGGGAATCCTTTAGTTGATGCAACAGAAATAGTTGTATCAGAAGTAGAAACAGCAGAAGATAATGTAGTAGTTCCATGAACAACCTCTGGAACTAAATTATCAACCTTTAAATACTGATCTAAATTGTCAATTAAATCAGTTGAACCACCTTGAAATTCTTGCGAAAGATAATATTGCTTTAAAAAATCAACGGCAAGAGGAAAATCTGACCTTACAAATTCAGGCAGCTGACTCTCAACTATTCTATTAACCTGAACTCTCTTATCAATACCTATGCTCATTTATTTTCTCTCTAGGTCTCCGTTTGAGTAACTTGATGTGTAATAGTCTCTTGTAAATACAACGCCAGAAACGTCTTCACCCGATGCTATCACGTCTTTAACCATATTTATCTTACTATTTGAAACATCAAAACTTAGGTATAAATCCTTCAATCCAATTACATCATTCGAGTCTGGGAATGCTTGTATTTCTATAAGATCATTATCTGCTGATGTTGAAGTAATATTCAAAGTATTCAGGATTATTTCACCTTTCATGTAATCAACAGTTCCTGCAGACTTTGCAACAACTTTTAGTTCTTCCTTCCTGTTTCTTGCAATAACACTTAAAACACCCTTTCCACTTCCATCCAAAGCACCATTTGCGGTTTTATTTGGAACATCTGTTATGAACACAATATCACTTGATCCACTTAGAGTAAATCCAGTACTCTTTATATTAAATCCTTCAGGATTTATATGGAATCTATTACCAAAACATAACTCATATTGTGCAAATTGATTTTTAAGCACCTTCATATCCCTTCTAATCTTCAATTTAGTGATATTAGAAGTAATTGCACTATCAACTCTATCAATCAACTGCAACACCTTACTATATTTGAATCTACCTCCAAATTTATTAATATCTACAGTACTAGAATAATCTCTTAGAGAACTTAAAACTTTTGATTGTAGATCATTAGCATTTGAAACTTGAGTAGTGTTATAATAAATTGTTGAATCAATTTCAACATATAGTATTTTAAGATCAATTATTTCAGAATTGATACCAGCAATAGCATAACTCTTTAACTTTTGTTTGATCTGTTGTTTGTCAAAATCAGAAACATAAGTTCCATTTTTAGGTTTGATGCTGATTTGAACTTTACCAAATTGAGGTGGACTCAGTTCCTCACCACCAATCACAGCAACAGATTCTGTTCTTGGATAGATTGTTTGTATAATTGCCTCATAATCTCTAGGTGTAACCGCCCTGTATTGCGATGAATATATTCTAGGGGCAAAATACTTAATGGAGTTAACATTCTCCATTTCAGCACCATTTGTCGCACCATTAACAGTGTTTATTACGATACCACCAGTAGGAATTACAGTTGGTAGGTTTACTTCACTGTTAGGATCTTTTGTTGTAAATACACCTTGAAAACTAAATTGTGATGCACCATTACTATCTGCACCATCAGTAATAATATATCTTACAGTTATAACTGAATTATTTTCTAATTTTTTACCAAAATAACCATCACCAAATAATATTTCATACTTTTCATCTTGCACTTCCTGTATAAAGAAGACTTCTGAATTCTTATTAATATTGAGAATATTATCAATCATTGAATATTCTCTACCCAAATTACCATCCGCAGGTCCAGATACAAATACTTTGATAGTAGATGCATCAATGCTTGGATTTTGTAGTAAAAATCTTTGATCTACGCTACTGTTTACTAGGAATTGTATTTGCAATACTGTTCCTTGAGAAACTTCAATTGGATCAGTAGCACTTCCAAATGATGCAACACCATTTTTAATGGAAGCATGTAAAGGTTGAGATGTTGAGAATCTATATGTAGTATTATTTGCGTTCCCCACACACACTAAACCTGGTTTTAAGTACAGTAAAGGTTCAGTTGAATCAGTTGGTACATCGAAGTAAATTGATGCCTTTGCAGAGGATTTTGAACGGGGTATATAACCTATATTTCTCGCAAGAGAAACAACATTCTCTCTAATTGTTGCTGAATCTAAAAATGACTCATTAGCAACTAAATTTGCATTAAATGAGTTAATATAAGTATTATATGCTAAAGTATCGATTAAAACCGAAAAATTTGATCCTTCAAAATCAAAATCACTAAAATTACTGTTTGCCCGAAGATAAGACCGTATTTGAGCCTTAATTTCGTCAAAATCTAAACTTGTAAACTGAGTAAAAGGCATATTATTATCTTGTTGGTTCTAGAAGAAAGGAAAATGCTTGTGTAGGAACTGGTAATCCTCTAATATCAAACACTATAGTTACGTTAAAAGCGTTTGAATCCATGTACGGGTCTACTTGTGCTCTTAAATTCTCAACTCTGGGTTCATATACATTAACAGTCTCATTAATTTGATCTTCTATCACCTTAGTTAGGGTTGGATAGAAGTTCTCAAAGAGACTTGCACGTATATCAGTTCCAAGATTGGAATTAAAAAACCTTTCTGTGGGAATAGTTTCTACTAAATTCCTTACAGATCGCACTATTGCACGTTCATTCTTCAAAATTGGAAGATCTTTCGTCACAGGATGTGGTTTGAAAGAAAAACTTATATCTTTGAATGATTGTGATGTGCGTTGGACTGCCATCTAAATGGTGTATTTAGTATTATCTCCCTTTATTTATACCTATTCTTTAGATTTATTTCTTTCTTCGGGTGTTGTCCAAAAATAATCATCACAATCGCCCAATCTACCCCACTCTACACCATTTTCTACTTGATAATAAATGGTTGATACCTTGAAATCGGGTATTTTTGCATCTTGAGGTGTCATTGATATGTCATAAATGCGACAACGGTTATTTGGGTAGAGTGCAAACTGCCCATTTACGAGTTCAATTAGGTTAAATGACTTATGTTCATCAGGCATCTCACTTGTACTTGCATCAATAGTATCAATATCGCCATGATAATTATCTAAAGTGCAAATATATTGCCCCTTAATCGATCCAAAGTGCCTTGTACGACACTCCCACTCCATTGATGCAACAATATTTTTGCAGATTGTTGTTACATTGTAATCCATACAGTTCCAAAACTGTAAATTTGGTAAATCTAAGTCAGGATCTGGTTTTTCGGGTCTTGATAAAAAGGCAGAAATCGGTAATTTATCATACATTGCTCCATATTCGGGTAAATAAGTTTCAAAATAAAAAGCACGACCAGGTATACTTTTTGCAGCAACCCATAAACCTTCAACGAACTCGCCGTGACCACTATTATGGTCTGTAAGGTATTCTTTTCTTACATATACCTTAGTCGAAGGAAGGTTTGCTAATAATGTGCTCATTTTTTTATGCTGTTGTATTTGTAGAGGGAAATGTATCTGCCCAAGAAGTAATTATATACTTTGAACCACCAATTGGAGGGTTTCCTCGATGGGTATGACTCCAAAATGGAGGAAAAATCACAAATTTACCTGTTTGAGGTCTGACTCTTACATTTTGATATAAAAATTCTGTTTCTCCACCTTCAAAATCATCGTTTAGGTATAATAATGTAACTAATTGTCGATAAGGGGTTGCAAAAGTGTTATCAGAATGCCATGCATGGAACCCTTCACAAGGTTTAGTTCGTTGTATTTTACCAAATTTATGTTCAAAATTTCTAGTTTTTAATATTTCATATTTTTCCATATAATTTCTCATAGCAATACCCGAAAGTTCATGCCATTTATAGTATATTGACTGCGTTATCGTCATTGTCGCTTCATTTACACCCAATTCCGAACCCATAGAAAGAGTTTCATTCAAAAACATTTGAGTGTCTTTAGTGTTTATTGCATCTCTTGGAAATGCAAAACCCTCTGATTTAACTAATATTTCAAAATAGTTAATTATTTCATCTGCATTGATATCGTTTGGATCAAATAAAAACTCAGAGATCATATTATCATGATGAATATGATCTATTAGACGAGGAGAGGGCATTACTTACCTTGCCCTCGACTTCTTTTTCTTGCACCGTTACGGGATGTAGAAGAAAATTTTGTATGTTTACCTTGTCCTTGACGAGATTTTTTTGGTCTTGCTTCTACAAATACGTTTCCGTTTAATCCTTTTTTGATTGCCATAATTAAATTTGCTTAATTTCAGTTCTTAGGTGTTGTGGGTCATGAGAACCATTGTCATAAAATTCATATGCAAGATCCTCCATAGCATTAAAGTATTCATCTTGGGTGAGATCTTCAAAAAGAAGTTTATCACCCTCAAAAATACTATATAACTCTTTGCTTTTCATGTCCTACACGAATACGAGGATCGCACCATATTTCAAATCCTGCTTCTTTTGCATCTAAACAGAACGAAACGTCTTCACCACACATATCCTGTACTTCTCCAGACTCAAAAACTTGCATTTTTGGAGCAAACCAAGGATACTTCATTTCATTGTGTTCAAATACACCATGCTTGATAAGTGTCCATCCAAAACCAGTATAATCAACTGTAAATGGTTTCTTTCTTTTTGAGATACTTTCGATGGTTTCGTGATTCATTACGCCACCATTCGAGCGAAAATCGTCTTCTTCCATCCAATGTGCAACCGAGGTGGTTTTGCCATCTTCTGTACAATACCAACCAGCAGCGATGTCTTGATCCATAAGAACCAATTGCCAGAACTTCTCTGTGTTGAATACAATATCACTATCAATCCAAAGTTGATAATCATACTTTAACTGACCATCCCAAGGTAACTGATCTGGTCCACGCAAGACATTTGCACCTAAGCACTTACAACGTGCGAAGTTAACCATTGATGAGTAATCCTGTGAGATTTGGATACTTGCTCCATTCTGTACCAGATCAAAGCATAGTTGTACAAAACTCTTTAAAAATGCATATGATACTCCACGACCAGGCAAACAAAATACAACTGTTTTACCTTTAACTAACTCCTTTGCCTTATCAAAATCCCACTCTGGTTCTTTTTTGACAACGGGTGATTTCGCTTTAACTGTAAATCCTTTTCCCATAATATTATGTAATTACGTACTAATTATATCGGATTAAATGCTGAAAGTCAAGTAATCATGTTTAATCTTTCTTCATCGCCAAGAGGTAATTCTGGGAAGGTATTGAAAGATAAACTCACTCTATTTTTATCTGTCACATTCACTGGAACACTATGAGGCATCATTGAAGAGAAGACTAATAATGTGCCAGGTATTGATGCGAGTTGACAACTACTACATGTATATGGATTGTATTGTACTTTATCTCTTTCTTCATCAGTCTCATATTCTCTTACAGATGGATTAAAAGCAAAGTTCTTCATATAGGAATGTATTTCTAAGGGTGAACCAGATCCTTGTTCTGAAGCGAGATAGAATACTCCACTTAAGTAACTATTACTATGCCAATGTGATGGATGGTCTTGACCAGGTACAGTTAAATTCACCCATGATTGTTGTATTCCAATCTTAGCATCAGTATCACATATATTTGTGGCATAGTTATGAATTGAATCTAAACAGAATTGTCTTAAGTCTTTAAGTGCTTCATGTTTCAATACCCACTTATCAGTTGACTTATAGTTAGAATCACCTTGAGGTGGTTTTCTATACTCTAACGTATTACAATGTTCTATAATTGGTTCTAAAGATTTATCATAGGTATAAGCAACAACTGGTGCTACCATAAAACTTTGAATTAAATTTCCCTTTAACTCCATATTAAGTATAATTTAAAGACAATAGTACACGATAAGTTTGATCAGTACATGTTGAACTTGAATGTGGTCTAGATCCGTCATGTACGACTAATCGATTTTCAATACTCATGACTCTATCTTGGGTTTTAAATGGTTCCATTGAGTTTTCCCAAAATGGATTATAATTATATAATCTCATCTCACCATTTGGATCTTTATCTAATTGAGGTTCGGGCATCCAATCAGCATCAGCAAACTGAGTGAATCCATTATTCGTATTCAAGTAAATCAAAGCTGCCTTATGAGAATACATGAAATCAGTATGTGGTTGATGTATAATCTGTTTACCATGATTTAGATACATTAATACTCTTACACGTATTAAAGATCTGACATCTAACTCCTTGTAAATGTGCAGTAAATCTTCATGTAATGGACTTCGTATTGTATAATCATTAAAGATTTCGTGCATCAAATAACAGTTATACTTTGCATCTTCATCTTGGTGTTCATTATCTTTGTTATAAGCAACAGTATTAGAAAACTCCCAAGGAAATCCTCTAGGTGCTAAAATTTTACCTTTTAAGTACTTCAGATAATCACTTGGCATAAAGTTATCAGTCACTTTATACTTACTAGTATGTGTTGTCATTTTAAAAATAATTAATTGCGATCAATATACGAGACTTTGCGTTCGTGCAAGTCGAGCTACAGTGCGGACGAGCACCATCATGTATAGTACATTTATTACGTACACTCATTGATTTATTTTGATCCCTGAAGATATCATTACCATAATCAGTTTTAAACTCTAAACTCTCTAAGGTTTGTGATGCTTTTATGTTTACACCTTCATCTGCCATGAGCGTATAACCATTATTCGTATTCATATACAGTAACGCTGCTTTATGAGAATAACAGAAATCTGTATGAGGACTATGTACAATCTGACGACCTTGATTCGTATACATGATGATCCTTGTACGAATCAGTGCCTTTACATCTAATTGTTCGTATACACCCTGCAACTCATGATGCATGGGACTTTGTGAATTATTATCTCCGTAAACTGGATGAACAAAGTAATATGCATCGTCATTGAGATCACCTTTATATGCTACCTGATCCTGAAATAACCATGTAAACTGTCTATTACCCTGAGTGATCATATCATATAAGTGTTGAAAATATTTCTCATCTAAGAAATTTTCAATCTCTTCATACATCATCTAATAACTTGCATCCTGTAGTAAATCTTTTTGTTGATCATCTGTATATTCAATCTCCTCATACTCTATCTCATCCTTATAGTACGAATGATATAACCTACCCCATATAATTTTAAACTCATAAGAGTCTAAGTCTTTGAAAAGAACTTCTCCTCTTAAGTATATGTGGTAAGTACTACTCATTTACGCTTCCTCAATAAAAATAATATCTCTATCGGTTTTAAATCTAAGTTCTGTATCCTCAAACCAACCTTGATCATTTATGATCCATTCAGGTATTCTAACAAAATATTCACCAGTTACCGTATCAACTTCTATAGCGTATGTTTCTTCTGCGGAATTTTTTTGCATACCAACGATTCTGTCTTTGACATTATATATCAATTGAGAATGTTTTGCAAGTATCTTTATGTGACTCTACTGATGAACCCTATGGGGCGTTTTTATGTGCGAAAAAAAATTTGAATTCTTGTGAAAACATATTTGGTATTATGATTTCTCTCGCTTTCGTAACACTTTGTAGGTTAGGGAAGTTAGTGGTTTTTAAAACGGGGGGCGGGGGCGGCGAACCCCTGCCAAATCACGCACGAATGCCCCTGCTGATCAGGTGGCACTGCCTCCCCTGATCATCGCTCTGCGATCTCTCTTATATTGGATCTTCGCCCGTGCGATCACACCCTCCAAATCTTCTACCATGCACTTCCCTAACCCACGGGCAGGAGTGAACGTGCCGCCTCTACCTGATGAAACTCTGGTGAGTGTGCCTCTTAGGTTTGTATCTGAAGCACGAACCGAACCGATTGCTTTTGCCATAACGAACCTTTGTGTGTATGTTAATATTATAAACCCCTCACCCCACGAATGGGGCAAGGGTGTGACAGTTTATCTACTGTCCATTGTGGTACTCACCCATTAGGCATTTACCGTACCATACCTCAGAGTGTCCATACTCTTCAGATAAACCAAGGCATAAACCCCAACATTCATCAAGGGTTTTGAAAACTGTGTTTTCATGTGGTGCAGATGCACATACTACAGCGTAAGGGAACGCAGGATTGAAAGTGGTATTTGGATTAAACATATACTTATTATA